TTGATACCAACTTTGTTGTTCTTATTATCTACTATAGTATCTTTTTTCTTTTTTATCGAAAAACCTAGTGAGGCAGTACTAGCTGAAAAAATCGAAGCTATAAATGTCGGGTCAAAATCTACTATTTTTTTACCAGATGGCGGTTCATAGTATGAAAGGGATAAAAGTGTTGCCGACCACAAAAGTACGCAAACTTTCACAATGGTTTCAACTTTACTTGGTTCTTGATCTTCCATATAAAAAAAGCTGCCTGTGGGTATCTCTAAGCATTGACCACTGCTTAACAAACAGCTATGTGCCAAATGTAGCAATTATTGGTATGTTTGGAAAGTAACACAAAAAAACCAATGTCAAAGTTTCTAATCAACCTCTTCATCAGATTCGGTAAATCGGAATCTATTCGTAAAGGGCTTTTGCTAATGTTGAAATCGGCAGCCGAGAAATCCGATAATGACGTTGATGATGCCATCGTCAAGATGATTGAAGAAAAATTATTTCCAGTAAAATGAAAATAACCAAATTTCTCAACATAAACATAGAACCAGCACCTCCCGAATTGGAACTGGAGATTGAAATGCAATGTAGGGAAATAATGAAAGCTGATGATTTAGTTGATATAAAAAGATATTGCACTCACCTAGTCAGAAAAAAGTTTGATCAGGATATTTTTATGGCCTCATTGTTAAACAGGCTTATAGAATTAGAAGCAAATCGTGTTGTAACAGAAATGAGGCAAAGAAAACCTAAGAATCCTTTGAAACGCTTTTTTCGTATTCCTTAAGTTCTTCTTTTGTAAAATCTTTTACCAACATTTTTTCAATCTTATCAATTTCAAAATTAAACTTCAGTATTGATGTTTTGATGTGTTCAGTAATCCATGCACCATCTTTGTTAACAACTTGGGCTTTGTTTCTATCGTTAATGAACACATAATGATCCTGACCTTTTAGCTGAACATCTAATAGATTTTTTTCTAAGTTTTTACGTCTGATCTCTTTCAGCTTCCTAAGTTTTTTTGAATCACTCATTTTCCAGCTCCTGTATCCTTTTCTTTATAGCATCATATCTTACACAATATTCCTTAGTTTCCATACCTTCAAACCAGTATTGTTTCTGTAATTCTGCAAGCTGGTCATAATAATTTTTGATCAGGTCTTTATTTTTCATTTCCAACATAATAATTTTCTCCTCCACCAATTAATACCTCTCCACAAGAATTTTTAACAATAGCTCTAATTGGAGATAATTTAAGTTTTGCATGAGATTTTCTTGCAAATTCTGTCATGTCAAATTTACGACCATCTTTTGTGTGCCTAGTAAATTTAAAAAATTCTAAATGGTAAGTGTCTAGTCCTTTAGCCTTAACAACTTTATATGTTGCTGTATCTGGCCTGTCTTTTATACCTAAAGACCAAGGATAAGAAACATCATCAAAAAATACTTCTTTTCCATCTTCTATTGCTTGTTTTACTTCTTTAGCGTTCATTTTTTGCTCCATAAATAAAAAAGAGGTCTTACATAAGGTCTACAAATCTATTTAAAAAACCTTAATGCCCCATATAAAGTTAGGCTCTCGGTGCTATCGTGCCACGGCCATCAACCCATTCTTCCTCAGAATGTGGATCAATAGACCACTGGCTGCCAAAGATGGTGAAACCAGGGATTTCTTCATAGTCTGTTCTAGAGCTATATTTTCTGATGGTAGATCCTCCAGGAGTATCGCAGGCATCAGCTTGGGCAATAAGCCACTTGGCTGCTTTTCTTGCCTCTTCTGGAGTGTAGTCAATTAATAAATAACGGTCACAATCGTTTCCGCTTTTTTTCTTTCTGTTTGTAATAAATTTGAAACGTGCTGTAAATGCTGATTCCATTTGAATAAGTTAGTTAGGGTTGTTAGTTTTGTTTTGCCAATCCTCAATATCTTCTCGGTTATACCGAATAGTGTTATTAAGAATGACAATCCATTTCGGGCCACTGGGGTGACCCTTGCGAGTTTTGGTTCTCCAAAGTCGCACAGTTTGAGGTTTTACACCAAGCTCTTCAGCCAATTGATCTGATGTGATCAGTTCATTCATGAATCCTCCTTCTCTAAAATAAGTGTCAGTAATCCATCTCTTTGATCTTCACTAATAGTTTTAGCTTCATATCGTTTGGAAATGTTTTTCTTTAATATTCCCAGCTTGGTTTTATTAGCTGGTTTATTAATAAAGGCTTCACATTCTTTGATGAACTTTTCACTTTCGGATCTATCAATCGGTTTATCACTAGAGGTGGTAGCTGGTTTGCTGTCCTCAGTTTTAGACCAAGCCTTGTCTTTATCATATAAAGACAGGCCAAATTGATTTCCAAAACTCATCAATGCACGTTTTTTTGCATCAGTTTCTGCTTCCTTTATTGCTGATTCAATATTGATACCGATACCTTGTTTTGTATTACCATGCCCTGCGCCTGTGCCTTCTCTTACTACATTACCAACAGTAATTCTTACTTTTGCCGTATAAGTAACATTGTCGGGTTCTGCATTAACCATAGTTGTTTCTATGGTTTCACAAGACCATCCATCAAAACCGAATATACGATTGGCCTCGTTTATGACGTGCCATCCCTCGACATAAGAAAGTTGAAACGTGCCATCTCTGTTGCCATCTCTTGTCTCTACATTTTTTTTATCAATAGGTTGTTGTAGTAACTCAACCTGTTTTTCTGTAAAACTCATTTTTCTAAGGGGGTTGAAAATGCCCATCGGGGCAGTGATAATGATTGAACTCCTGTTTGACACCAGCTTGGCCAATCATCAAGCAGGCGGCATTCGGCAATTTTATCTAAAGCTTCTCTAGACAGTTTTTGGCCTTCTTTCAAGGCATCATCATCAAGTTCCCATAACCCGACATCAAATGGATATTCAGATTGCACCACAAGAAAAATAAATCTTTTTGCTGATGGAATACCATTGAGATAATGTTTCGCCTGCAAATGGTAGGTAAAATTTGCCACTGCTTTTGCAAAGTCTCTTGGGTTTGCTCCTGATCTACTGGTTTTTAAATCAACAATAATATCTTTGTTAAGCCAATCTGGCCTGCACTTACAGGTCAAACCAGTAGCCTTGTCATCCCACCAATATGATTTCTCTGCGATGCCAAAACTTAGTAACTTTTTGGCGTGAGATTCTGAAAATACAGCATCTCGCATCTTGATTGCATTTTCCATATCAGCTTCAGTGACAGCCGTAAGACCTTTTGCTTCAGCTTCCTTTGCCTCCTCTTTTCCTTTTTTGGTTGTCCTGGATGATACTGCAACAAACCTTTTTGTTAGTTCATCAGGTTCTAATACCGCACAATGAGTCAATGTTCCAAGGAGCATTGCACTTGTTGGTTTATGTTCTGGCCTGTCGGGATTAAGAAAAGAGTTCCAGTATGCTTTCGGGCCATGCTTTACCATTGTTTTCTGCATAGATGCTGAGATCGCATCATCAGCATGGTATTTTTCGTTTGAAATTTGAATTGATCCTGTTGTCATTGAAGATCCTCCAAAGGTACTAATTTGAAATTGTTTTTGATAAAAGTGGAATACTGCTTGCGAGCTTCGGTATGACTAATACCATATTTGTAATAAATATTCCTAATTAAACCTGGGCCTCCCTTGTAATTTTTTAATTCTCTAGTTGTGGGTAAATCAGCAGTATTTAACCCATGCGATAATAAAAAATTATATATTGTTTGATATAAGGATTTTTCATATTGATTCATTTTTATTGCAGTACAAAGTGCTGCAACATTTTCTGATTCATCAATATGTTTTTTTAAATGATTGTAAATGTCATCCCATTTATATTTTGGGAGATCAAGTGCGATCCTCATGAGTCTGAATACCTCCTTGTGTGAGGGCCATATTGCATCATTATCCGAGGCCATGTTTTTAAAATCAGTGCCTTGTCCTGTGGCATTGCAACAAGACCAGCCTGTGCAAGTCTCTTAAGAAATGGTGATGCGTCAGGAGAATCAATAACAGATGCAAATGTATTAAAGATTTCTTTATCGGTCATGGTTAAAATTGGGTTGCCGAGGTCGGAGCGTTCAGGGGTTGGTCGCTTCTTCCTCGGTTTTTTATGGAAGCGTAAACCAAGATCATATTCACTCATCATCGTTTTTCCTCCTAACGGAATAATTTTTTAAAATGTATTCTTGATAATCTTTTTTAAACTGAATAACACCTTTACCATTTACAGTTGAATACATGGCAAGACGCTTCATAAGACCTTTACCATCTTTGCATTTTTCGATAGACGGCCTGTCAGGAAAAAAAACTGGATTAAAATTGTTTTTAATAAAAAATTCATGCGTATATGAAAATAAATTTGTTCTATCATCAATAGCTGAAATTAATCTTTCAATGATTGGCTCATTTGGACAATGACTTGAAATAATATCTGATATTTTAAGCCATTCGCTTTGAGTAAAGCTTTCTATTCTCATCGTCTGGCAAGCTCCTGGCAAGCAGCCTCGACATTATATGTAAAGCAATCTATTTTAGTAGAGGTAAGCAAAGAATCCGAAATGGCAAAATATCCTATGCCAAAAATGCAGAGATAGAGTAGAGCGTGTTTCATGGGGTTGGGTTTCAGGGGCTTTCTAATAATAACTAACGGTCAACAGTTGTCAACGGTTTAGGATATTTAGTTATTAATTTGGTAAGAATAATTTTTTTTTATTTCATTCCAAAACTCTTCTTTCAACATATGCAATGCTTCTCTCAAAGAATTTTCTCCCCAAGCTGTTTTATCAGCAGATTCAGGAATATATTTTTCTTCAATATAAATAAAAACACCACTTTCACACACTTCAACATCATAAATATAAGGTGCTTCTTTTAAGTCTTTGTATGTTCTTGGAAATTTGATGGTCATTATGCTAACTCCATAGTAATTGTTGTCCAATCATATTCACCCCATTTCTTGTCATCTCCCATACCACCATAAGGAATAACGTGCTTTGGCATATATTGAATGATTCCTAACCACTCTCTTAAAAGATCTTGTTTTGTCTGGTTTTTCCAATCTTTTTGATATTCAAGGATTCCTTTTTCTTCAAGAATCTTGCCAACTTTCTGATAAGTTTTTGGAAAACGTGCTGCAACGCTTCTTAGCTCATGTCTGAATTCGTGATTGTGCCAGTAGGTCATTTTGAGGGGGTTGTCTCTATACCATTTATTATAGTCGAAGTATCAACAACTGTCAACAAGGTTTCATTACTTTTACATCAAATCCTTTTTTTTTCAACTCCTCAATCCTATATTTCTGTATCTCACTCAATCTTCCCTTCGGCCCTTTTACCTCAATAAACTTGACCTCATCTGGTTTCATACAGATCAAGTCAGGTAAACCAGCTTTGTTGCACATAATTAATTTGATTACTGTCCACCCTTCTTTCTCGTGCTTGTCTATCAGCTTCTTCTGATATTGAGCTTCGGTCATTTCTGTAATGATTGATCGTGTAGCTTTCCTTTAATTTAACAACATCATATACTTTTGGCTCGATTCCCTTCTCTGCAAAAATATAATGTATTTTGTTTTTTCTATCCCTGCCAAGAAAACTTGCTCTTTCTCTGCCCTGTAAATAACTTAATGCAGAATAATCTATCCCCAAAAAGATCAAGTGATCGGCACTGCTCAGATTAACACCCTCACGACAACTCTTGACCTGACCGATAAAAACAGAATCGCTGACAGCATTAAAAACATCAGGGTCATCTGTTGCACGATCACCAAAATATTCTCTTAGCATTTTGCCTTCTGCTATAAAACAATATAAAATGGCGATCCTTCCACTGAAGTTATTCTTTATATATTTAATTTTGCTTTTATCAAAAACAACAGCACCATGATTCTCAGTGATCACATGGCCATTATAAATTTGACGTAACTTGCTCATTACCTTTGCACCAGTATCAGCCACCACTGATCTTCCTCTAGGGCTGCCAATAACACCATCTTTGATTATTCTCAATGCCAACCTGTATGTTCTCTTGGACATCTTCACCATATGAACTTCCTCCTCAATCTCCTGTGTAAAACCAGCTTCCTTTTGGGTCATCTGTACCGTATAAGGTTCAATATCCTTCAATATTCTGCTTTGCCTTGCATCTGAATAATCTTTTATGACAATACCAGTACCAACTCTTTTCTCCTTCACATCAACATAGTCACTCGCCCATCTGTAAAAGTTCTGATAATGACTCCACAGAAAAGGTGTTAAAGACCATTGATGATAAAGCTGGCTGAAGCTCTCAGGGCTTGGTGTTCCACTCATCAGAATAATACTGTTATATCTAAGTTTTAAGATATTCAGATACCTCTGTGATGGTTTTGGAAATGCTCCCACACTATGGGCTTCATCAACGATGATCATATTCCAACTTGTACCCTTAAAATTTTTTAACTGCTCAAAGTTAGTCGTGAATACTACCTTCTCAAGATTCATCTTCCTGACATCACTCTCAATACTTGGAATAGCTTTCTTTTTAGTAATCACCAACACTTTTTCAAGTGCCATATTTCTGACAACAGATAATGCGACCATTGTCTTGCCTGTTCTACATTCACCACTAAGATATGCACATTTTTTGATCTGACAAAGCTTAGTCAACTTTCTGCTTGCCACTTTTTGATAGTCTCGTAATTTAACCATTGACCATACTGTATATGGTGGTATCTTACCCTATAGTTACACATAAACAACCCTAGATATGGAACAAGAGCAAATTTTAAAAACAATCAATATTCAACTCTCCCAGGGTCAGATAAAATGGCTTGATGAAAACAAAGGTTCTGAATCAAGATCCTGTTTACTCAGACTTATAGTTGCTGAAAGAATGGAGCAGGCTGCATAACAATGGATATAAAAGAAGAACTGCTTGGCCTTCCCAAGCACTGGGGTTTTGTTGCCGTTCAAAATAAAAGGCCATATCAAAATGATTGGCAAAATAACCCTCTTACACGCTCACAATTATTTAAAGAAATCTCCTCCAACAGATCAACAGGTATAGGTGTATGCTGTGGTGTTCCTTCAGGTGGCCTGCTTTTCCTAGATCATGATGGCCCATCAGCAGCAAAGATATTAGGTGAATGGGGTTTTTCTCTTTCCTCACTTCCACCATCATGGATGGTTACATCAGGTCGGGTTGGTAGATTCCAAATAATCTATCAAGTTCCAGAAAAGTATTGGTCAAAAATAAAAACTCGCAAATACCAAACAGGTGTAAAAGATGAAGATGGTTCAGTAGAGCAGATAGAACTGCGATGGAATGGAACACAATCAATAGTATCTGGTAAACATCCAAAAACTGACGGTTATAGATGGATGGATGGTCGTTCACCCTCTGATCTTGAAATAGCAGAAGCTCCTCTTGAAATAATCAAAAAGATGATGGAGCCGAAAAAGAAAAACGCACCACAGATACAAACCCTAAACTCAGATACAGATAAGGCACGTTCTCTTCTTCAATCAATAAATCCAAATCGTTTAGATGATTATGATATGTGGGTCAAAATTGGTATGGCTGCACATTCAGTGGGCGATGATTCTCTACTCTTTGATTGGGAACAGTTATCACAAAAGAACAGCAAATATAAATCAGGAGAATGTGAAAAGAAATGGTCATCTTTCAAATCATCAGGTGTTTCTCTTGGTACTCTCCAAAAGTTTGCATCCGAAGATGGTTGGACTCCACCACCACGCATTTTTCCAACATCAATAGAACCAAAAGAAGAATCAACTCCTGTTCCTCGTAAATTAGAACAACTTACATCTCAGGAGCTTATAAATTTTTTACGCAATCTTAAACAAGAAATTAGATTTAATACCTTTTCTCATTCAATAGAAATGGATGGCAAAGTTATAAAAAATATTGAAATTTTTTATCTTACTCTTGCAGAACTTGGTTATAAAGTGCCAAAAGAAATGGCAGTTGATTGTCTCCTAAAAGTAGCTCATGAAAATGAATATGATCCTGTAAAACTTTATCTTGATCACTGTTACAACGAAATCCAACCAGCTTACATTGAATCTTTGGCATCAACATATTTAAGACCACAGGATCAAAGCCTTACCGAACCGACAATATATGACACTATGCTTAAACTCACTCTTATAAATGCAGTAAGAAGAGTTTATATGCCTGGTTGTAAACATGACACCGCTACCGTCTTGCAGGGTTCTCAAGGCATAAAAAAATCATCATTCTGGCAAACCCTTTTTGGCCCCTTTTTCTCAGATGCTCTCGGTGATATTTCTTCAAAAGATGATCTCCTCGTACTTCACCGATCATGGGGAATGGAATGGAGCGAAATTGACGGGATCACAAGCCGTAAACACGCAGGGGTAGTAAAAGCTTTTCTGTCAAGATCAACAGATCTTCTCAGAGTTCCTTACGGTAAGGCCGTAGAAGAATGGCCTAGACGTGGCATCATAGTCGGAAGTAGCAATAAAGAATCAGGGTTATTGATAGATGATACTGGTAACAGACGTTTTCATGTCATCCCCTGTACTGCAAAATCTATTGATCTTGATGGTCTACAGCTTGAGCGCGATGCCCTCTGGTCGGCTGCTATTCATGCCTTCAAAAATAATGAACCTCATTTCCTCTCATACGAAGAAGAGCATCAGATTGAAAAGGAAAATTTGTCCTACATGGTTGATTCTCCTTGGTCATCCGTTATAAGTCATTGGTTGAATGATCCGTCAAACTCAGTTAAAGATATTACTATTGAAGTTTTGTTAACAGATGCTATTGAAAAACCTATCGAAAGACAAACAAAAAGTGACATGATGACCGTTAGTCAAATCTTAAGGAGTCTCAAATATGATCGAAAAAAGAAAAGAGTGATGGGAACACCGAAATGGGTCTGGTTTCAAAAATCTACTTGATGTTCCTTACTGTTCCTTCCCTGTTCCTACCTTCGGGAACGCTCAAAACCCTTTCTATAACTACTCTATATATATATGTTCCTTATGTTCCTAG